CTAGTTAAATTGGTTTTCTAATGGATTCAGGCGAACTGCATCATTCAAATAATCAGGTGAAAAATGAGCGTAAATCATGGTTTGCACAATTGAAGCGTGCCCTAGAATTTTTTGCAGAGTTAATATGTTGCCCCCATTCATCATAAAATGGCTTGCGAATGTGTGTCGTAGCACGTGTGTTGCCTGCCCCCGCGGTAGATTTGGAATCATTGATTTAAGTAATAGTCGTACATATGTATAATTGACGTCGGGAAATAATTGTCGGTTTTTATGTTGCAGAATTTCATCATAAAGTGATTTAGAGATGGGAACTGTTCTGTTTTTCCCATTCTTTGTGTCTATGAAAGTAACTTTGTGCTTTATTACCGCTTCCCTAGTCAGGCGTGCTGCTTCATTCCACCGTGCCCCGGTGGCTAAGCACAATCTTGCAACCTTTAAGTTGTCACCATCGAGCGCGGACAGAAAAGCCTCAATCTGTTCCCGGCTGAGAAAAGCCATCTCAGCTTGGCTTTTCTTTAGCTGTTCAATTCCTTTTAATGGATGGATACCATGATATTTGTCCAATTTGATTAACGTCGTGAAAACCCCACTGAGCAACATTTGCTTTTTGTTGATCGTTGCTGGCTTTATACCCGCCAGTAGCTTCTCTGACCTGTAGTCTGCAAATGTGCTTTTCGTCATTTTCAGTACTGGGGGGTTTCCCATATCATGGGCCATATTCAGCAAATTCTGTTTAGATTCTTCACCTGTTTTTAATGATTGCCCTTTGTGCATCCACCACAGTTCAATTAACTCAATGAGAGTCCGGCGATCCGCTGCCTTATTTAACCAACCTTTATCGTTTTGGGTAGCAATCACCCATCGCTCATATTGTTGCGCTTCGGACTTTGTACTAAAACGCTTGCGAATACGTTTGCCCTTACGTCCTTGCGGACGAACGTCAACAAGGTACTGCCCGCTATCTAATTTTGATACACTCATAATCAGTACCAACTAATGAGGGCGCGGCTAAGTTTATATGGCGTGCCCTCAATGCGTGTATATTTTATATACGGTTAACCAACTTTCTGGTCGCTTTGGTTGTCGGATATGCCGTCGTCTCGCCCATCAGAGGAGAGAACAGGGGATATCTGCCCCGCCGCTTTTGACGTCTTATCTGTCATTAGCCATAACGCGTATCTTTCAAATCTGGGGTGATGAGTGACTTTATCAATAATTGATAAGCCAGCCTCTCTATGCCCCGTTTCATAATTTCTTACAGTACTCAAACCTAATCCTAATTCTTTTGCAAATGCGACTTGTGTTAGTCCCTCTGCTTTTCTGATTAGTTTAAGTTTTTCTGCATAGCTGCTTGACAAAGTTCCCACTTGATCCATTGATTGATAATCACCATCAAAAATATTTTCATTAATGAGTTACTTAATTTATAAGCTAAGGGAAACGTTCAGCGCAAATCCCACCACGCCCCCAACGTATGTATATGTTATATATAGTTAACCAGCCTTCTGGCCGCTTTGGTTGTTGTATGTGTCGTCGTCTCGCCCATCAGGGGAGAGAGCGGGGGATATCTGCCCCGCCATTTCTAAAGTTTTATTACTCATTAGCCACATCGTGTATTTTTCAAATCTGGGATGATTAGTGACTTTACCAATAGTTGATAAACCAGGATCTTTATGTCCCGTTTCATAATTTTTTACAGTACTCAAGCCCAATCCCAATTCTTTTGCAAATGCGACTTGCGTTAGCCCCTCGGCTTTTCTAATGAGTTTAAGTTTTTCTGCATAACTGCTTGACAAGGTTCCCATGTGGAGACTATCCTCATATTGCGGCCTCCCATAGGAGACCTTGAAGTACGGCGAAGTCCGGCTAAATCCGAACAAAACTCAGATAAAGATTTGGGAAGAATAAACTATGTCAGTTAAAAGACCTAAGCCTCTCGTGATAAAAATGCCCGATTGCCCTGTTGTTTTCTGTCTGCCATACCCAAAGCTAACGCTTTCAGCATATGCAGAGGTTACAGGTCAAACGGTCAGAACCGTCCAACAACAAGCCAATGAGCAAAAATTGATCCTAACAAAGAAAAAGAAAGGCAGAGAACGTGAAGTAAATATGGTTTATGAATTCCTTGAAGCTTATGAAGAAGCTCAGGAAGCACTCCGCATGAAGTTTTAAAAATAGCTGAGGTGATTAATGATGAATCACACAAATCTCGTTTTAAAACATGTTAGCAATCATACAGAAAGTTACGGTGCTTTTGCAATTCGCCGGTTGCCGAGAAATAAGATTAATCAAACAACACGTTACCAGGTTAGTGATGGAGAATATTCTTACGGCAAGTTTGACTCAAAAGAACAGGCGATGGGCCAAGTCAGGCAGTTATATAGGAGCAGACAGTGAATAGCGTATATAAAACAAAGTATAAAGTAGCGGGTACCATTATTCACAGTACCCGCCTTGTTTACTCAGATTGTGGTCAAATAGTTAACATCAATGCGTATGATTTTTTTGAGCAACACCCTGCAATAGTTCAGCGCGTTGAATATAGTCTTGAAGGAACTTCACCGTGTCTTTTGCTTGTTTAATGTTTCAGCATAACAAGAAGACTATTCTAGTGATTGAAAGCGATATTGCTTACAGCTATCCGGTTTCATCATTAAATTGTTTATGCATCGTCATGAATAATGGGAAGAAATATAACGCCACTAATGTTATATCAGTATCTCTTGAAAACATGAACGGCGAATTCTTATTAACAGGCCAATGTCATGAGCCAGGTCAGACAATTATATAGGAGCAGAGAACATGCAACGTCTAACAACTGATTCTGGATTACCAAATTTAAAATTATTATCTCCAATCGAACGTGCTGATTTTCATTTAACAATCGTGCGCCGAATAACAGATGTCCTGCAATATGCGGGAGACGAAACTCCGTTGTCTCTTTCAGACGTGAAAGCAATCTTTGAATCATTTATGAAGATTAGCACTGGTGAAAATTATGAGCTGAGATTATTAAATGGAGAATTAAACAATGAAAACTAAAATTACATTAACTCAATTTGAATTTAATGAAATTATTAGCGGTTTACCCAAATCATATCGTAGTAGTTTTAATGTTCATCGATCAACTTATGTTAATGATAAGATAGCATTAGAACATTTCATCGCAGATATATTATGCGACTATACATTTGATTTGGCAAATGAAGTTGCTATTAATGTGAAAGGTGAATGATATGGTCGCTCATGTACACGCTGAGTTAATGTTGCAGTATGCACAAGACGCAATGAAAACCAACGAGCCGTGGCTGATGTGGGAACGGCTTTACACTAAAGCAATCGGCTGGGAACAATGTCCACACAATCCGGGATGGAACCCAGAATTTAAATATCGTCGTAAACCCGAAATAATCACTGTCGGTTCTGTGAGTTTTCCAAAGCCAATAAGTGAAGCTCCTGCGCTCGACACTTTATGTTATGTTGTTGCTATACGCAGTAATATTAATATTCACCGTATTACTTGGCATAACGGTTCGCCGATGTTTAGCAATTTCTTAAAGCAAGGGCTTATTCATTTAACGGAAGATGCCGCTCAGCAACACTTAGAAGCGTTAATTAAGATAAATAGGGGGGAATTCTAATGAACTCACTCGAAAAGATGGCTCATAAATATAAATTAACTGGCGAAGATTTTCGCGCACCCAAACTGACTGACGGATTATTATACCCGCTCGTCATGTTGTATGTTGCGTCAGCGATTATTTTCTTACTGAAATAAAACTTTCCTGCATTCTTGTACGGGGGAAGCATGGCAAATACAGAAGCATTCCGCTTTGCTGAAATAGCGATAGGAAACCGGGCTGATGCACTTAATCAGTTATCAGCAATACGATGTCAGCACTTTGGAGGAAATGAAAAAGAGTTAGGCGAGTTTATTTCACTCATGCGAGATAAGTGGGAATGGCCGGATAGTTTTTTATTTAACAAGCGAGTTCTGATTGCTATTTTCAATCTCGCTAATATTCCCGAAGAGCGACACAATATTAGCTTTAATGAATTCACTCCTGATGAGAAGAAATCATTAGTACGGACAATTAATCACTTGAAAGTAGTGGCTAGCATATTCCCGGAACGATTATCTATGCCCCGTTAATTGATAATTAATTTTACTGGCGTAAACCCGCCCGGCCTTTTATTACCTAAATAAAGGAAAGTGAAAATGAGAAATATCGAAAAGAGAAAAATAAAAATAGGTGGCAAAGTTGAAGACAATACTTTGCTTGAATTACTTAACGACGCACGCGCAGATGAGAGGCAATGCTGCGCGGCTCGCTTTTCAGCACGTCTTGCAAAACTCTCAACGCACATTCTTAAGCATAAGCTTGATTATGCCAATGCTTCTCTGTTGTTAACCGACGAAGCGCGTGAAATCGAACGTCAAGCGGGGGAATGGCATTATGTCTGATTCTGTTGATATTGCTGAGAAACATATTGCGGCAACTTTAGAGCGCCAAATCAGATCTGTTACTGACCGTCATATTAGCGTTTCAGCTTTTGAGTGTGAGGATTGCTGTAATTCTATCTCAGAAGAACGCAGGAAAGCAGTGGCCGGAGTCACTCGCTGTATGACATGCCAGTCAATTCTTGAGCTTAAAAACAGACATTACCGGAGCATATGAAATGGCTAATAAAACCATTCTGAAATGGGCGGGTAGTAAAGCCCGCATCATGGATAAATTACATTTACCGGCCGGAAAACGACTGGTAGAACCTTTCGCAGGTTCATGCGCTGTCATGATGAATACGGATTATGACGAGTATTTAATTGCTGATATCAATTCAGATCTGATTAATATGTATCAGCAAATTAAAAATGATGTTGAATTATTTATAGAATTATCACGAGATTTTTTTAAGTTTTATAATAATGAGCATGGCTTTTATCTGCTAAGAGACAAATTTAACTCAGCGTTGCCAGAATGCCGCTCCCCACTTATTCGCGCTGTCTGGTTTTTATATCTTAATCGTCACTGCTTTAACGGCTTGTGTCGATATAACAAAAGTGGTCATTTCAATGTGCCGTTTGGTAAATATAAATCGGTGTATTTCCCGGAAGATGAGATCCGTGCATTTGCTGAAAAAGCGCAGCGAGCAACGTTTATTTGTGCTGACTGGAGAGAGACATTGCAGCTTGTTAAAGCTGATGATGTTGTATATTGCGATCCGCCCTATCTTGGTAAATTCAGTAAATTCACCAATTATCACAGTCATCATTTCAGCTTTAGTGAACAGCATAAACTGACGAATGCATTAATCACATTACATAACGAATCGGGTAATCCTATTGTTGTATCAAACAGTATGGAAGCAAAAGGTATTTATAAAGATTTTGATATTACAGAAATTACAGCTCAACGTTCTATTGCAGCGTCAAGCAATAGCAGAAAGCCCGCCACAGAAATTATTGCCAGTCTGTTGATGGAGGTAGCTAATGATTGATATTCGGTGTCATGCAGATAGTACCATCAATGTTATCTCTGTCTCAGGCGGTAAAGATTCTTTAGCTCAGTGGCTGTTGGCTATTGAAAACAGTGTAAATCATATTGCTGTATTCGCAGATACGGGGCATGAACACCCACAAACTATGGAATATTTGGATTATCTGGAAAACCGCTTGGGGAAAATCCAACGGGTACGCGCCGATTTTTCGAATCAAATAAATGCTAAACGGGCGTTTATCAAATCGCGTTGGCCTCTCAGTCTTGTCTCAGAATGTGGAATGAGTGCGGCACAAGCAGAAAATCGCATCATTGCAGCACTCAAGGTCTTGTTTCCTACCAATAACCCGTTTCTTGATCTGTGCATGTTAAAAGGACGTTTCCCATCAACAAAAGCACGATTTTGCACCTTCGAGCTTAAGCATAAACCCATCTCCGAGCAGATTATCAAGCCTTTGTTATCTGAATTTGATGAGGTTATTTCGTGGCAGGGTGTTAGAGCGCAAGAGTCGCCAGCACGCGCGGGTTTACCTGTTTGGGAATCGGATATTGATGATACTGCGGGGCTGTCTGTTTATCGCCCGATTTTGTCATGGACACATGAGCACGTTTTTGCACTGGCAAAAAAGCACAGTATTAAACCCAACCCCCTATATCAGCAGGGGTGCTCTCGTGTTGGGTGTATGCCGTGCATTCATGCCCGGAAATCTGAACTGGCGGAAATATTCGTTCGTTTCCCCGATGAAATTGCTCGCGTTGCACGATGGGAACGTATTGTATCGGCTTGTTCCCGGCGAGGTAACAGCGCTTTTTTCCCTTCCCATCAAGATCCTGTTAAGCGGGAACGTCGCATTGATTGCGTAACTCTAGAGTCTCACGGCATAGAGACATACCGTGACTGGGCGATGACCTCTAGGGGGGGCGTCAGTTTGATTTATTGGCCGAAGAAAATTCATATCAGGCGTGTAGTTCTGTTTATGCTGGAGTGTGTGAGTGAGTATGCAATGTGAATGGGCGTTTCCGTGGAATGAACCCCGCCCGGCGATAGCGTCACCTTATCTTGATGATACTGATACTTTGTTATCAAAGGGTGAAATGACGTCCGAACATCCGCATGTAAAAAAATATCTCACCCGCTTGATAGAGCGGGATTTACTGCATAGCCAGGTTTTAACGCCTGCGCAACAGGAATCCCGCCGCCGATTTGCTTTACAAGAGAAACAAGCTTATGAAGAAAGCCGGCGCTCGTGGCAGGAAACTGCCGCGGGCGTTGAGTCTTACTTGAACGAACAGCCGCATTTTATTAAATCGTATTTTCAGAAAAAAATAATCTGGTTACGGAAAAATCGCGGTACCAAACACAGCAATGCATTTTTACTGGGAACAGTTAAGAGTGCATTGCTGCGTTTGAATGCAGTCAGAGAAAAACAGGGCGTTAAGCCTTACTGTGAACTGGCTGCTTATTACCAAGGCGTTTTCCGTCATCTTGCAGAAATGAATAAGCGCCGGATTAAATCGCTGGCGAATGAAATTGCGGCACGCGTCAATGAGATGTTTTGTACTGAAACAGAAGATGAGAACGGCGATACCGCAGAGATATCTCATGATGACTTCTTGTTGATCTATCGCAATATTGCCGCGGAAGTCTATTCTTTGCATATTATCCCGCCGCCATTGTCTCCGTTTTCCGCTATTGCGCGAATGATTGACTCAAAATGGTGGGAACGTCAGCTCTGGCGGTTGCGCTGTGACTGGCGAGAAAGTCAGTTACGCGCCGCAAATCAAGTGAATAAAAAGGCTCACCCTTATTTAAGTTACGAAGCGGTTTCTGATTGGCAGGAGCAGCGTCGCCGCAATACTGAGTTCTTTAAAGCGCACGATTTGGTTGATGAAGCCGGTAACGTTGTTTCATTAGAAAGCATGGTTTATGCCAGTATCAGTAATCCAGTTCTCCGCAGGCACGAATTAATGACACGCATGCAGGGCATTGAATTTGTTGCTCAAGAACGCGGTGACGTCGGCGTTTTTTATACCATCACTTGCCCGTCAAAGTATCATGCCAACAATCACAGCGGCCACGCCAACCCGAAGTGGAACCATTCAACGCCCGTTCAGGCTCAACGTTATTTACGCAAAGTGTGGGCCAACATCGGTTCAAAACTGGATCGTAACGGATTGAGGGTTTACGGTTTTCGGGTTGTCGAGCCTCACCACGACAGCACCCCGCACTGGCATTTATTGCTGTTTATGCGCTTGGATGAGCGTAAAGCTATTACTGATATTATGCGCAGTTATGCTATCAGAGAAGACCGCGAGGAGTTAGGTAAGCGCACCAGCGCCCGGTTTACCGCGAAGAAACTCGATCCGAAAAAGGGCAGTGCAACTGCTTACGTGGCTAAGTACATTTCGAAAAATATCGACGGTTACGCACTGGATGGCGAGCGTGATAACGAAACTGGCAAGCCACTAAAAGAGACGGCTAAATTCGCGATGGCTTGGGCGTCACGTTATCGCATTCGTCAGTACCAGGCTATCGGTACGCCGCCTATCACTGTCTGGCGTGAACTGAGAAAACTCAGCAATCAATTGACATCGGTGTTAAAAATTTCGGGCGAGTTTAAGCACGGGCAAGCGCTGTTAAGCGATCCGCTGATGGATGCCGTTACTGCCGCAGCCGATGCGGGGTGTTTCGCTACTTACATTATGAAGCAGGGCGGCGTACTAATTCCGCGCAAAGATTACGCCGTTCATCTTGCGTATCAGCAAAATGATGAACCTAACGCTTATGGCGAAACCGTCGATAAGATTTACGGTATTTATTCCCCCCGGCTGGGTGAAGATTCCCGGGTTTGCACCCGTCTTACAAAATGGAAAATTGTCTCTAAGAAAATTAACTCCAGCGCTAACAACTCTGATGCTGAATCCGTGGGTTTGTCTTTTGGGTCTTTGTCTTTTAGCGGCCCCGCCGCCCCTTGGAGTTCTGTCAATAACTCTCCGGTGGTTCAAAATTCAAGCAAAATTAAGAGAGAAATTGACAGACCTTACGACGATCTATTGGTGAATGAGTTTCATCAAAACTACCCGATGATGCATTTTGATGAAAAAGTGAAACGGATTTATGAGTCGGCAGCGCTCAATAACATCGAAATTGACGATTTTTTAGCCCGCTCATTACTCGGTGGGGGAAATATTATCGTTGATAGTCAATGTTATTGCTTATCTATGTTTGGTTACTTGCAGAAAAAACCCAAACAGTATAAAGAAAACGTAAAAGTTATCATGAATAGGTTAAATGATAGATTGGGTAACAATATCAATCTTAACGATATCTTTCATGATCCTGGGGGGCATTACTCTGCCATGTTAGAAGACATTGACCCGGTAATGTGGGGAGCGTTATTTGGTCACAACAGAGGTATATGATGGATGATGATGCAATTGCTCGTCGAGAGCGGGAATATAATTTGTATATTTCAAATAAAATAAAACGTTGTAAGTTGTGTAATAACGAACTGACATACGAAGAAAAATTCTATTATACCAATAAGATATGTAATCAATGTCGCTTAAGTCAGGGTGTGGGAATTCACCCGGAAGGCCAGGTATCAATTGATGCAGTCAATGAAAGAATTGAGCGTCACTGTGACATGATTAAGGAGGCAGAAAGAAGATATTTTGATGAGCTAAGGAGTAAAAAATAACCAACAGTTAGTCACAATGCGCTATTGCAGCGCATTAACCAACTCAACAGAGGTAATTTATGAATTTAGTATTAAGCGCCAAACAAATTAAAGACTTGGCCGAGTTTGTCGGTTTTTCTGTGACCGCGACTGGACGTGTTGGTAGGGATTGTTATGAGGAATATGTGATTTGCGAAGGCACAATTGCAGAGGACCCGATTGACGGCTCACCGGAATATAATGGCTTGATTGTGCAGGCCACTACCTGGTCGGGTAAATACCCGTTAACTAATCAATCTGTGCACTGTCACAACTGTTTTGTAGAATTGTATCCGCTCGCTCAGTTTGATATGTGTGACCGTTGTCGCGAGGAAAGTGAATAATGACTGACTACTCAACTACAACTGCGCGTACACGCGCAGTAAATAGCGTTCTGTCAGAAATGACAAAGCAGGATGAGCGCTGGGGCGCTGACCGTGATCATCACCCGTTTGTATGGGCCTCAATTTTAGGTGAAGAAGTTGGGGAATTCCATCAAGCCATATTACATGATGTATTCGGTGGTAATCACTCAGGAACGGCAAGAGATGAAGCGGTACAGATTGCTGCCGTCGCGCTGCAAGTTATTGAGTATTACGACCGTAAAAGTTGACCAAATTAGCCCGTAGCAAACGGGCTGTTTTTTGCATTAAATGACGAATAAGTTATGCTTAAAGAAGCAAAGACGTTAACCCGCTAAAATGAACTTAACTGTCTTGTTGTTGTCTAACGTCATATAAGCTCTGTTGAGTTGTGTACATAGGTGTATGATTTATTTGAAAATAAGAGGTAACTATTATGTCATTTGCATTAGATCCGACAGAACGCCTCGCACGGGTTCTGAAAGAAAATAAGAGAAAATTTGCGGTAAGTAAAGATGGCTATGTCTCTATCGACTTGAATAATAAGGAAGTGATTTCTGAGATAAAGCAACGGTTTGAAAAGTTTGAAGAAATGGAACACAGTTTTGTACAGGGAAGTAAATGAACACAATACTTATCGCAATCATACTTATTAGTGGTTACATTTACGTCAATTTATCATTATCAACAAGGTATAAATATAAGCGTTCCGAGGGTTGGGACGCTTATTTTTTTGTCGCTACGTGGGGTGTTGTGTTTGTTTTTGGGGCCTGGTTCCTCTGTTCACTTCTGAGCGCGGCAGGTTTGTTTCGCTGGCTGATCAATTCAATGCTGCATTGGAAAGCCGATGTTTTCCAACAATTTTTCCCGATTTCTTTCGAAAAAGACAGTAATCATCTTAAGGAGTTAAAGGTTACGGTCTGGGGATTGGTATCGATTGGCCTTGCAAGTCTCTTCGGATATCTGAGCAAGCGTAAAACAGAAAAAGGTGATCGTCGGTTCGACGCGTTGGCTCGCGCCGTGGGGAACAACCCTGTTGAGAATATGTTGATGGAAGCTTCTGTCAGGCAATTTCCGGTTATTGTCACTTTAAGTTCAAGAAAATTCTATGTCGGGATTGTATCATGTCCGGCTTTTGAACATGGCGATTGTCATCATATAGAGTTGTTACCACTGTGGAGCGGTTATCGTGATAAAGACACATTAACGATCAACATAACAACTAACTATCGTCGCCATTATATTGAGGCAGGCATTAATGATGGGAGCATCGGCGGGCTTGCGTTAAGTGATTTTCGAACGCTTATCGATAAAAGTGTAATAGAATCAATATCTTTCTTTGATCCTCACACTTACTCTATTTTTAAACAGCACGAAGAATATGACAAGCAAGCATGTAAATCACTCGATCACAACTTTCAGCCACGAAAATAGTTACCGCATAGCATAAATAGAAAGATAAATTAGGTTGCAGTCGCAGCCTTTTATTTTCTTGATTACCGCTTAATTTTCTTAAATTTATCTCACAAATTCCTTGCACAAATCTGCATAATTTTGCACAATAATCACCACGCCAGTAATTCCCTCCCACGCCAGACCCGGCAAGACTTCATCCACTCCGCACAATTGCACAAAAACGCCCCCTTTTTGCGTGCGGGCGAGGCGGGGGACAGCTCGCGCGTTGAGGGGGGCCAGAGATGTATTGTTTATTGCTGCCGCTTTCGGCTTGGCTGACATATTAAGCGTTGATTTCGTAGTGGGTAATGTCTAGGTATTTAAAAGAAAGGCGCTTCACATAGAAGCGCTGAAGGTGTTTGGTGGATGGGTTAATCTATTTGAGCTAAGGCGTAGGGGTTGAAGCGAAGCACTTCGATGCTTAGCCACTCGTTGAGCTGTTTCATTCTTTCCATAACTGGATACAGTTCGTTGATAGCGAAGACTTTTGCGACTTTCTCAATATCGCCGAAGCCGCCCACATTATCGGGCTTTCCGCCCATCAATTGATAGGGAACGCGGTGTGCATCAAGCATATCGCCGCGCGTAACTTCTTTGATGCCAGTAAACTCGTCTTTAGCAGCGATTTGGCTGAATGGGAGGATTTGCAGACCATCTTTTTTCCCGCCCGCCGCGTAGACAAACAGGTTTTTGAACGCCCCGCCGCCACGTGCGTTTTTCAATGACTGTTTTAATTTTTCAACGTCTCTGCTGTTGGCGATAGGGTCAGTCAAATAAACAATGACACCGGCGTGACTCCCGTTAATATAATAGTTGCGGCGGAACAGAGTGGCTTCTCCGTTTAGCATAGCTGAATGCAATACGGCCATGTATTCCGGGGTGCCATAAATCTCTTGGTGAATGCTGCGTGATCGGAGGTGAAACACAGAGCCCGGCTGAAAAGCATGGTCTTCCGCGTAGTGCGTGACAAACCAGTATTGATCCAAGTCTTCACCGCGCCGTGTGTATTTAGCCAGCGAATGTTTAAGCGCAAGCGGCTGTCCGAGCCGGTTCTTTATCAGCTCTAAGTAGGCATTGCCAAAGACTAAAAAATCAAAAATAAATGCTTCGGTATCTTCCCGTTTCAACAACGGGTGAGGCTCAACGCAACCCATGATCACATTACGTTTAAACATGATTGGCGACTGGTGATGTACGGCAATATCAAACATGCGTGCCAGTCCGTAGGGATCAATTGGCGGTTCATAGTAGCGGCCATTTTTTGCGCATTCCATGCAATCCAGCAAGTCGCTCTGACTGGTGACGGGTGAAGCATCGCCAAACGAGAACGATTCTACCCCCTCAATTGCGGTTGTTTCGGTTATCTGCTCCGCCGTGGATCGGGTGCGGTGATTATTGCGCTTGCGACTCATTCAGTTAATACTCCTCCACAAAGCTATCATCAATGCCCCCGGCGTCGCTGCCGAGTGGCTCGTTAAACAGGGCGTGCATACAGGCCCAGGCGAGATCGCCGTGGTTGCTGCCGTTGGTGCGGTCAGATTCATAAGAAACTTGACCGCCTGGGGTGATAAATTTACGTACCGTCATAAATGAGCGGACCAACTCCTGACCGAATCCGGCGTCATACTCCAGCCGGCCCGCGCGGATTACTAGCTGTGCTTTCATGACCAGCGCCCGCTTAAGGGCCGGGGTATAGATGTGTTTCTCTGCTGCGGGGAAAAACTTGATGACTAACTGATGAACCGCGTCACCCACCCCGGTTCCATCAATGCCGATATGCTGCACGTTGTAACGTGTGGTTAGCGCCTTGATCACGTCAGCTTGTTCTTCAAACTCCATCCCCCGTAGTTGAATAGTTTCAACCACCCGAAATTTACCGCCCGGCACTGCTGGCGGTGCAACAACGGTTAATCCTGCGCTGTCGCCATTGCCGCCACCGCCGTTTGGATCATAGCCAACCCATACCGGGCGATTGCCCAGCGGACGCGGCGCGTAGGGGTTCCAGTCTGCCCAGACATCCCGGTTATACCCATCTACACCACAGTTGATTAGGGCGTTGTAGTTGAACGCACGCTCGCCTTTGGCTACAAACCGGCAGCGGTACAGGTTTTCATAATCTTCCGGGCTATTTTCGTCTTTGATTTCATCAGGATCGATAAGATTGAAGCCTTGGGCGATAGCGTCGTCAATGGTGACAATCTGACGCCACATTCTATCCCCGCACAACTTGCCCTGTTTTAATGCTTCGTGAGTGGTATTAAACTCAACACGCTGATCTTTTGGACGCGATTTGTTGTAAAAGTCCCCGGTCCAGAACGGGTAGGCTTCATGTTCTTCGCTTGATGGGGTAGAGAAATAAGTACGGCGTAGCCCAATATGCGATGCCATACCCGCCGCCACTTTGCGTAAATTTAGAAAATTAGATACCCAAAAAGCTTCATCAAAATACAAGTTGCCCGTGTAGGATTGGGCAGTCGCCGCCGATGTGCCTAAGAAGTACAGCACTGCGCCGTTGCTTAAGACAATCGTATCGCCGCCTTTCAGCTCGACCCCGATTTGGCGCGCCAGGAATTGAATAAAGCGCTTAAAGGTCATTGCTTGTGCGCGGCTGGCGGAAAGGAAGATCTGATTTGTGCCGGTTTCAAGTGCATCAAGCAGCGCCTCCCGCGCAAAGTACCAACTCGCACCGATTTGACGACTTTTCAGGATAAAACGGTTACGCTGCCGACGTTGCTGATACCAACGTTGTTGATGCTCATACAATGAATCAAGCACCAGTGTCCGCAACTCAGCGATCTGCTCCGGCGTGAAGTGGTTTTTGGGTACTTTCTTCTGTGTTGCCTTTTCTTGAGCTTTTTTCTCATCACGCGAAAAGCGATCAAGTTGACGACCAAGAATATCAATCACTTTGGCATCATGTGCCGTAATATCTGCCCCTTTCTCAACGATGCGCAGATACTGCACGTCAAGACGTTCTTTTATACGCTTCAACGGTGGGGTTTTGTCCCATTCATCGCGCCGGCGCCATGAATAAAGCGTGTTCGCACTCACTCCCAGCCGGCAGGCAATCTGAGGAATGCTATAGGCTTGCCAATACAGGCTTTTTGCTTCGTCTCGTGTGTCGATAATCTGTTTCATAAACACAAGGCTATCGCGCCCGCGCGTATCAGAATATCAGTGTGGATTGTCGCAAGTGCGCGACAGAGGGAAGGTTTTGCCAACCCCGCAGCAAGTGTTGATTATAGGGGTATCAGGTAAACACCCTATTTACACACCGGAGCATTAACTATGCCGAAGTCAAAATTTTTTCGGGTAGCCGTGGAAGGCGGTACAACAGACGGACGGGAACTAAAACGTCAGGATATTATTGATATGGCGGAAACTTACGATCCCGCTGTGTACGGTGCCCGCGTCAATATTGAGCACATTAAATCTATGCTCCCGGATGGACCCTTTAAAATTCAAGGTGATGTGACCGCCGCGCGTTACAGCGAGATAACAGATGGGCCACTCAAGGGAAAACTGGCGTTAGAGGTCCAAATCGATCCGACTGCCGAGCTGGTTGACACTAATCGCGCACGGCAAAAAGTTTACTCTTCTGTCGAAATGCATCCGGCCCTACCGGCAACCGGCCGCCCTTATCTTTGTGGCCTGGCCGTAACAGATAATCCGGCCAGCCTGGGCACTGAAATGCTGAAATTTTGCAGTCAGCAGCCGGTCAATCCTTACGCATCACGCAAGAGTTTTCCGGAAGCGCTTTTCTCTGCCGTAGAAGAAACTTTTATCGAATTTGAAGGACAAGCCGTACAGCAAAGTGAAAATGGTAAAGCGTTTTTCTCTCGTATCACCGAGCTGTTAACGGGCAGCAGTAAGCGCTTTAGTCAGGAAACCGGAGAACTGCGCGATGCAGTGACGCTGATTGCTGAGACTCAGCGCGATACGCTGAACAAGCTGGAAAAATACCAAGCCCTTGAGTGTGACCACCGGAAGTTGATCCGGGATTTCGGCAAGCTACAGAGCGATTTCACTGCGCTGCAAACCCAACTCGAAACGCAACCGAACAACTACAGTCAACGGCCAACGGCTATTGGTCACTCCGGTAAATCTACTGGTGACTTAGCAGATTGCTAACAACGCGATAATCAATAAGCAGGAAACAAACATGAGAAACGAAACCCGCGAGAAATGGGATCAGTATATTGAACGCCAGGCGGAGTTAAATGGTATTGCTCCCGCCGCCGTCACCAAGCATTTCAGCATTGAGCCGTCTGTCGCGCAAAGACTGGAAGATAAGGCGCAGCAATCGAGCGATTTTCTTCAAAAAATCAACATTGTGGGTGTACCGGAGCAAGAAGGCGAAAAAATCGGTCTGGGTATCAATGGCCCGTTGGCATCAACCAACGACTCAACCAGCGACCGACGCGAGCCGCGCTCGGTGCATACACTTGAAAATAATGGCTATCGCTGTGAAAAAACCAACACGGACACGTTTATCAGCTATCCAAAGTTAGACATGTGGTCAAAGTTCAGGGATTTTCAAGCACGCATCACTAATCAAATCATCCGCCGCCGTGCGCTTGATCGTATTGCGGTCGGTTTTAACGGCACTCATCGCGCCGCTAAATCAGATTTGAAAACAAACCCGCTTTTGCAGGATGTTAATATTGGCTGGCTTGAGCAGTATCGCAAAAATGCGCCGCAACGTGTCATGAAGAATGTCACTGTCACCAGTCGTGACGATGAAAATAAAATTATCGCCAAAGGTGACTACGGTAACTTGGATTCATTGGGCTTCGACGCGGCTAATAGTTTATTGGATGAGTGGCACAAGGGATCGTCTGAATTGGTTGTTATTTGTGGTCGCACCATTGTCACCAGTAAAGAGTTTGCGATCATCAATGCCATTAGCGCAGAAAACCCTAACTCAGAAGCCCTAGCCGGTAAGCTGTTGATTGCTAATAAATCGATCGCTAACATGCCAACGTATATTGCTCCGTTCTTTCCTGACGGAACGATGTTTATTACGCCCTTTAGCAACCTGTCAATATATTGGCATGATGGAAAGCATCGCCGAATGATTAAAGAAGAGCCGGAGCTAAACCGTGTCGCAACTTACGAATCATCAAACGACGCGTATGTTATTGAAGATTACGGCTTTGGTTGCGTGATTGAAGGTATCACATTTGCGAAACCTGCGGGCCCCGGTGCATAAGTTAAGCGGTCCGATATTTGATATTTGTGGGGTAATATCATGCTGACACCAGCACAGCGACATTTTCAAAACGTGATGGCCCAACGACGCGGCACACAGGCTAACGCCAGTGATTTTACTGCTTATGAACAGATGTTGCACCGGCTGCGGCTTGATAAAGTGAAGCTGAAAAGTATTCAGTCGAAAACAGTGAAAGCCGCCGTCAAGCAAAGTCTGATTGGCAGTTACCAAGGCTGGATTGACGGTGTATTGAGTGCAGACACCGGCCAATCCGATGACGTGATTACGACTTTGATGATCTGGAATATTGATGCCGGCAATCTTGATGATGCCTTGCGTATTGCTGAGTATGTTCTGCGCCATAAGTTGAATATGCCCGATCAGTTCGAGCGAACTCCCGCCACGGCTCTTGTTGATGAAATTTGCGATCCGGTACTGGTTGCATTCAACCGTGATCCGCGTATCGCACCGATTGACGTCTCATTGCTATTGCGCCTTGATGCCATGACCAACGCGGAAGATATGCCGGACCCGGTACGCGCTAAACTGTTTAAAGCGATCGGCTACAGTCTGCGCCTTGACTCACAGGCGCTGGGATCAGCCCTCGCTTATCTCCAGCAGGCGATCACGTTGTTTGGCAAAATCGGCGTTAAACGCGACATTGAACTGCTGCAACGCGCCATCAAGAGTACGCAAGAGCCGGACACAAATAATGATAACCCAGAGTCCGCGACTGAGCTCGTTGCCACTATCACGCAGGAACAGCAAGAGGCAGTCGCCTCATCGCCGGAAAGCGCTGCCACTGCACGCCGTGCCGGTGTTAAAAAAACTGCCGCTACACCCAGACCGCGAGCAACCCGTCAGACTAAAACCCGCGCTGGCAAGAAAACCGCGCAGTAACAGAATGTGCCCCGCGCACCAGGCGGCATGGCATAGTCGGATGGTTTCTCTGTTTCGTCTATGCCGTCCACCGCCTGCCTTATGAGGAGTGAGTTGCATGACAGGCTTAAGAGCCCCGAAGGAAATTACCCCGACTTCCGCCCCCCAGGAAGACATCAACGATGGCGGGTCTGTGGTCACTTCTGGGGCATTCTGGCCCGATATCAAGCTCGCAGATTTGCGCCGGGCCATGCGTCTGGACGGTACCGTGACCACTGACCGGCTGATGCACGCCGCTTCTGAGGCAGCACTCAATGCTAACAGCCAGCTTGACGCCTGGCGCGAAAAGCAGGAAGCCGATGGGTTTGTTTCGCTGATGACGGTACCGGCCCCGGCAATTAATGGTACCACTGCGTTAGTCTTTCGTTATCACCGTGCAGTGTATTGCTTTGCTAAAGCGTTGCTGACCGAGGGTTATCGTGACATTGATACGACGCGTCAGGGTGAAAAGCACGCTCAGGCGCTCAGTACGCAAATAGATGATTTGTGGCGCGATGGGCAACACGCTATTCGAGATATTTTGGGGCGTCATCGCATGATAGCGGAGCTAGTCTGATGGAAGTGCAGGCGCTACAGGGGGATACCGTTGATCTATTGTGTCAACGTTATTACGGACGTACGCAAGGCGTTGTTGAAGCTGTGTTGAATGCTAATAACGATATTTGCCACACGACGCTATTACGCCCCGGCCAGCTTGTTATCTTGCCCGATTTCGCACCAGCGCAGCAGGATAGCATTGTTCAATTGTGGGATTAAAAACACTAGGCTGTACAACTTAGGGAGCCTGTGAAGGAAAGGATGATACATGAAAAATCAGCCTGACATCTTGTTTCAATTATGGGAGTGGCTGTTATCAGTTAGAGAGCAAGGTATAGGGGCCGCACTGGCCGCCGCGATGGCATATCTCAGAGGTCGCTATAACGGCGGTAAATTTTGGACAACCATTATGGACGCCATTATGTGCGCCATGATCGCTTGGTTTATCCGCGATGCACTAGATTTTTTCGGTATGAGCACGGATTTGGCTTACATCGGCAGTGTCATTATTGGTTATCTAGGTACCGACTTTTTCGGTCAGTTAATGCGCGGAACGTTAAATAACAAGGCGGGAATAAAGAATGAATATGAGCCGAGGCATCCGAAATCATAACCCTGGCAATATCCGTTGGGGTGATGACTGGCAAGGTCTGGTACCGGGGGGATCACAACATATCGATAAATCGTTCTGTCAGTTTGTTAGCCCTGAATATGGTATTCGGGCAATGATTAAAATTCTGCATAATTACAATCGGAAATATGGAATTAATACAGTCAGCGGCATTATTTCACGATGGGCCCCCCATAATGAAAATAATACCGATGCTTATATTAACCACGTATGTAAAGACACGGAAGTGACTCGCGATCAGGTTGTTGATGTATTTAATAAAGTATTCATGGCAAAGCTGATTAAATCCATTATTACCATGGAAAATGGTAATCAACCTTATAGCGATTCGGTCATTGATAAAGCCTTTTCCCTTTTGTAGGGCGATATTATGAAGTTTAATTCTCATGGTTATACGGTGATTGCGCTGGCGCTTGTCTGTCTTATTGCTTATCACTACCGAAGTCAATATACAGACCAGCTTAATACAAACATTAAGCTACAGAATGCATTGCTAGCGCAACAGAATGAAATTGTTAATCAGCAGGAGAAAATAAAGCGCCTGTCTGAACTGGATAATCAGAATATAAAGGAACTTGCTCGTGCGAAATCTGAAATTGACGTGCTTCGCAACGATGTTGCCGCTGGTCGTCGCCGGTTGCGTATCACGGCCACCTGTCATCAAGGCGAAACCGATTCCTCCGGCAGCGTGGGCCATGCAGTCCCCCCACGACTTAACCCGGCAACTGAGCAAGATTATTTCGATTTCCGAAGAATGATTGTTGAGAATGAGCAACAAATAAAATATTTGCAAGAATATATCAAAACTCAATGTCAATAATGGGGAAAGCGATGCTGAAAACTAAACTGCTACGCGACATTATTTCAGAATATAACCCTTGGTTTGTTCAGAACCCAGATAGGCTTGAAGTCTATGTTGAGAAAGGAAAGTTGCTTGCAACCGGTACTCAATCAAGTTCATTCATGTATCAGTATGACTTGAACGTACTGGCGTTAGATTATCCCGGCTCACTTGACAGTATCAGTATTTCAATATTGATTTGGGCGCGGCAACATCAGCCCGATTTACTGTTTAATCCTGATAGAAGCAATGACGGTATTCAGTTTGACGCCGATATCTTAAGTGACGGTACCGCAGATATTTTATTTGTATTACGAACAACTGAGCGTGTCATTGTTCAAGCAGAAAACGGGCAATTGACAACCCAACATCTCGATGAGCCTCCTTATCCCTCGGCCGGTCCTAGTAAAGATCCTTGGGGGGTATTAATTGACGGGGACGTGCAGCAATGACGGAAAATAATTCACTGTTCGTTACTCTTGATAACGAGTTGAGAAAGTTAATCAGTACCACAAAACCGGCATATCGCCGCCGCCTCGCTAACAAGCTGGCAAAAGCAATCCGCGCCGACCAGCAAAAGCGTATCCGTAGCCAAAAAAATGTGGATGGTACCGCCTATGAGCCACGCCGCCGCCGTGTATTGCGCTCGCAAAAGGGGATTAAATTTTTATACCAAGGGGATGTACGGACACTTAAGAATTGGCGGGCAACGCGGGGGCGGCGGGGGCGTATGATTACCGGCTTTGATGAAGAACGTAACGCGGTGCGCTCATTTTATCGCAGCGGCATAGAGCGTTATCTGGAAATCAATCACAGTGAAGTGAAAAAAACATCAAATCGCCGCGATCCGATGTTCCGGCGATTGAGAACCGCCCGTTTTCTTAAGTCAAGTGCGTCATCAGCTGCCGCTGTTGTCGGCTTTCAGGGCCGAGCCGCAGCAATTGCTCGTCAGCATCAATACGGTTTGGAGGGCAGTATTAACGCTCTTGCGGAGGTGCGTTATCCGCAGCGCCAATTGTTGGGTATTACGCAACATGAGCGGTTACAACTGATTGAATTAATTTACCATGATTTAGTAGGCCAATTATGACATTGCCCGAATTGCACCGGCTATTAACAAATATTATCCGCGCAGGCTTGGTAACAGAAATTGATCTCGTTGGTCATCGTTGCCGGGTGCAAACCGGTGATTTAAAAACGGACTGGTTGCCCTGGCTGACACTGCGTGCAGGTCATTCTCGTACCTGGTGGGCACCCAATGTTGGTGAACAGGTTTTATTGCTGTCTATGGGTGGAGAATTGACCACCGCCTTTGTATTACCGGCTGTTTATTCTGATCAGTTTCCGGCCCCGTCAGTTTCTGCCGACGCTGTTCATATCGCTTTCCCTGATGGGGCAGTAATGGAATATGAACCGGCGTCCAGTGCCTTAAAAGTAACTGGTATTAAAACCGCAACGGTGAATGCGTCTGAATCAGTCAGTGTAACAGCACCAAAAATCACTTGCATCGCGAGCAGTAATATCACGCTTGATACACCAGAAGTCATTTGCACCAATTTACTGACAACAGCCAGCTTTGTAGTGCAAAAAGGCGGGAAAATGGCGGGCAATATTGAACATAGCGGCGGGCAATTCAGCTCAAACGGGGTGATCGTGGATTCACATAAGCACACCGGCGTTAAATCAGGCGGTGATACATCGGGGGGCCCAGCATGAAATTTTTGGGTATGAATAAGCAAACAGGCCGCAGCATGACAGATATTGAACACGTTCGTCAGAGCATCACCGATATTTTACTGACCCCAATTAACGCACGCGTTATGCGCCGAGATTACGGTTCATTGCTGCCCGCACTGATTGATCAGCCCCAGAATCCAGCTCTGCGTCTAAAAATTATGAGTGCGTGCTATATGGCAATCCTGAAATGGGAACCCCGCGTGCGACTCACAACAATTGCATTTCAGCGTACAGAGGTGGGAGAAATGCACGTTGAGATAACAGGCGTTCATATTAATGGTAATGATTTAGCGATAGCTATTCCTGTAAGGTGAAACTATGCCGACTATTGATTTAAGCCAGTTGCCGCCACCGGATGTCGTCGAGCCACTGGATTATGAAAGCCTATTGGCTGAACGTAAAGCCAGGCTGATATCTCTTTATCCCGAAGAGCAACGAGCTGCAATCACTCGTACGCTTGGGTTGGAATCTGAGCCCATTGTGAAATTACTACAAGAGAATGCTTATCGGGAATTATTGCTACGTCAACGCGTGAATGAAGCTGCTCGTGCGGTAATGGTAGCCTATGCGACGGGTAGCGATTTAGATCAGTTGGGCGCAAATAATAATATCACACGCTTAATATTACAGAATGCCGATGACAGTACTATCCCGCCAACGCCCGCTGTCATGGAATCTGATAGAGATTTTCGTGTTCGCATCCCTCAGGCTTTTGAAGGGCTGAGTGTTGCCGGGCCGATAGGGGCTTATGAATATCATGCCCGCAGTGCTGATGGTCGTGTTGCGGATGCATCGGCTATCAGCCCGTCCCCCGCCAATGTCACTGTAACCATTATGTCACGGGAAAATAATGGTGTTGCTTCACAAGATTTACTCAATAAAGTCGCCGCAGCACTGAATGACGAAAATGTCAGGCCGGTAGCTGATCGGGTAAAAATCCAGTCAGCCCAGATAGTGGAATATCAGATTGATGCCGTGCTTTATCTCTATCCGACACCGGAGTCTGAACCGATTCGTATTGCTGCTGAACAACAAATGAAACGCTATACAGAAACGCAGCACCGCCTTGGTCGTGATATTCGCTTATCTGCCATTTATGCCGCTCTACATGTAGAGGGTGTACAACGCGTGGAATTGAAATCACCCACAACTGACGTCGTGTTAGATAAAACTCAGGTGTCATTTTGCATGCACGCAAACTTGAAAGTAGGGGGTTCTGATGAATGACCGCCTGTTACCAACAGGTTCTACGGTTTTAGAGGTGGCCGCAGCTAAAGCATGTGCACAATTACAAGATGTGCCGGTACCACTTCGACAGCTCTGGAATCCTGATACTTGCCCGGTGGAATTATTACCTTATCTGGCGTGGGCGTGGTCCGTTGATCGTTGGGATGAAAACTGGCCGGCAACGACTAAGCGGGAAGTAATAAAAAACTCACTATTTTTGCATAAACATAAGGGAACGGTTGGTGCTATCCGCCGTGTGGTAGAGCCATTGGGCTATTTCATTCAAATAAAGGAATGGTGGCAAACCAATGATGCGCCCGGCACTTTTCGACTTGAAGTCGGCGTTCGTGAGAGCGGGATTACCGCTGAAATATTTTCAGAGCTTGAGCGTTTAATCTCTGATGCTAAACCCGTAAGCCGTCACTTAATTGGTTTAGCTGTTAGTTTAGATATATCGGGTGTCATTCACTGCGCGGCAACAAGCTATATCGGCGATAGTCTGACAGTTTACCCCTATTTGCCAGAACTGATTGAAACAAAAGGTACCGCTCATGCGGGATCAGCGGTTCATTTGATTGATACGATGAGGATTTTATCATGAAATACTTTGCCATTTTAACTAAGTTGGGCGCGGCAAAGCTGGCAAATGCTGCCGCACTGGGTACCAAGATTAGTATTACTCATATGGCGGTGGGTGACGGTGGCGGCAAATTACCGGAGCCTGACGCCAATCAGACAAAATTAGTTAATGAAAAGCGTCGCGCTGCAATTAATACATTAAGTGTTGACCCGGTGAACACCAACCAAATTATTGCTGAACAAATTATTCCCGAAAATGAGGGGGGATGGTGGCTGCGTGAAATTGGCTTATTTGATAGCGAGGATAGCTTAATTGCAGTAGCAAATTGTCCAGAAACCTACAAGCCACAATTACAAGAAGGTTCAGGCAGAACACAAACGGTGAGAATGATTCTAATTGTTAACAACACTGAATCAGTCACGTTAAAAGTTGATCCGTCTGTTGTACTGGCAACACGTGAGTATGTCGATAAAAACACGATTGAAGTGAAAGCTTACTGTGATAATGCGTTTAAAGCCCATCTCGCGGCTAGTGATCCGCATCCGCAATATTTATTAAAAAAAGATTTATCGCCTTTGCCTGATGCCTCATTGACTCAGAAAGGAGTTGTACTACTGAGTAGTGCAACAAATAGCGTAAGTGAAACCCTGGCTGCTACACCAAAAGCCGTAAAAGCAGCTTATGATCTTGCGGCAAGTAAGCTTACAAGCGTGCCCGACGCCTCATTAACCCAAAAAGGAATCACCCAACTCACAGACAAAACAGGTAACAGTAATACCCTTGCAGCTACTCAGAAGTTAGTTACTGATATAAATGATAACGCCAACACTAAACTGGCAAAAAATCAAAACGGTGCCGACATCCCTAACAAAAGTGAGTTTGTGAAAAACCTCGGTTTGGCGGAGACTGTGGAGAGGGCGAATAATGCGGTACCGAACAGCCGGAAAATTAATGGCAAGGCGTTGACCGGGGATGTCAGTTTGAATGCGGGGGATGTGGGGGCGTTTCCCGGTCTCACTGATTTTGACGACCTGCCCGACAATAATTATGTCGGTACGTTCGAAGCTGGATTGAAAACCCAATGGGCAAAAGGAATTAACATCGGCTTAAAAAAAGGCGACATCGGACAAATATATGTAGATAAAGACGGAAATCTTTATTCATATTTTCTAAAGGCAAGCTCAAAAGCGCGGCTTGGCGGAGTAGTCAATACTCACCCAGTTGGCTCTCCTATTCCGTACCCCCACCGTTATACGCCGCCCGGCTACTTAACGTGCAACGGTCAAACATTTGACAAATCTGTATATCCGCAACTAGCACAAGCTTATCCTGACGGCAAAGTGCCCGACTTAAGAGGCGAGTTTATCCGAGGTTGGGACGATAGTCGCGGAGTAGATCCGGGTAGAGTGTGTGGGAGTTGGCAGGCTGATAGCACAAAAAGAATACAGCTTGCAGAAGGTAACGCAGATAGCCGTTATATGTCACTAAATCAAGGGCCAGTGAACGGATATTGGTACCCACTTGGCAGGGATATGAAGGGTGGCGCAACTGATACATCAATTGCTAACAATACAGGCGGCAACGAAACCCGTCCCCGTAACATAGCATTTAACTACATAGTGAGAGCAATATAATGACAGAACAGAAATACTCTTTAGAACATGAAACGGCAATTTTGGGTAAAGATGGTTTAGCGACTCAGGCGGGTTGGATAAAGGTTTATCACTCGAATCAGATAACACGAGAATTCACAAACTCTGATATTGAATATGTGATGCTTGGAGTTAGTTTATCGGCCGGTGCTTATCCCGATGCGCCTGAGTTACCGAAGTCTGATGACGAAGCGGTCTGTCGTAGCATTGACGGTAAATGTTGGGAAATCCTCCCAGACTATCGCGGAAAGATAGCTTACGACACGTTAACACGGGAACCGATTGAGATAACGGAAATCGGTGAGCTACCGGAAACCCTGACCTTCAAAAAACCACCGACCGATTTCGATGTATGGAACGGCAAAGATTGGGTAGTTGATAAAGACTTACTCAAAGCTCATCAAATCAACGAAGCAAAACAGAAACAAGCAACACTGTTACAGCAAGCAAATTACACAATCTCACTGTTGCAAGATTCTGTTGACTTAGAGATGGCTACAGATGAAACAAGAGCATCTCTGCTCGAATGGAGAAAATACAGAGTACTACTCACTCATACAGATGTGAACCAAGCACCCAATGTTGAGTGGCCGCCAGTGCCGAAGTGAAATAAAAACAGGGCCGTGAGGCCCTTGTTCGTGTTCATTCGTGTTCAAGATATGGAGATGAGAGATGTCAATGCGTCGTTTTTTTATTGCTGCAAGCAGTATTATGAATATCATGCCAGCAACAAATTACAGAAAGCTTATATCATCGAAAAGTGATAAAGAGAAAATCAGCAATGATGTTGCTGCGATATCCCAAGATACTATTAACGTTTTAAATAAAAATACAATCAACAAGCGTACTAAATTATTTAACAATATTAAGTAGGTCATCAGCAGTAATATTGCTTAAGCCCTCTCGAATATCTTCACTGACTTTTTTCAGTGATAAAGTAAATTCAATTTTTCGGGCTTTACCATCTGAAAAAAATTCAGTGCGGGTTTCATTTAGGCTCTCAATCACAAACATGCCATAGATCATGCCTGTGCCCTCGATTAGCGGCCATGCCCTGCCCGCGTACGCCAGCGTTCTCAGGGCTTCAAGAGAAATATCGCCCCCTGTAACTTCTGGATAAAGTACTCCGTCTAACGTAATACTGTCTTCACCGGCCCCGATATATTGCCACTTCGCGGATTTCCCAACCCGATCATTTTTCACATGCCGCCAGGCCATTTCGCGACTGAGCGACTGATAGGGCGTGGTATTCAACATAAAAACAAACATGCCATAAATCATCATCATAAAATTAATCTCCATCAGTTAAACGGGAACGGCGGCGAGTGTTAGTTTCTCGCATCAGTTCACTTATCTTTTCTTTTACTAAGTCACCCAGCGCTTTGCTGTCGCGCATATCAATACCGTAGAAATTAAGCTCAAAAGTGTAATTGTCACTTGCTCTTTGCCGTTCACTATTTCTGTTTCCGTTCAGATCAATCGGTACCGGAATGCCGGCAAATGCCGGTTGAGGTTCAGGCAGCACGGCACTGGCAAGCCCCATCGCAGAATCTTTGAGTCGAGATAACAATGACGCACGCGGTACATTTAGTTGTGGTTCACGATACGCGCCGTCAATCGCCGTCACTGCGGGGTGGTTCTTAAAGACAATCTCACCCAGTTTATTAGCATCAGCGAGTGACGCTGTACCGGTATTTGGCAATGATGTATTTGCGGCTCCTCCACTTGAATTTTTACTATTCTTTTTATCCCCTTTAGGAGTATAAACTTGTGTACCATATGCAGGTATGTTGCTATCACCTGTCGAAGTGTCCTGCTTAAGTTTTTTCTTTTCCGCAGCACTGGCGGCAGCTTTGACTTTATTAATAATGCCTTTTGTTTTATCTCCCAGTGCCGGGAGAATGCCGTTGGCCCAACCCGGCACGACGAGTTGTTTGACTTTTTCACCCATTTCATCCAGTTTCTTAGATGTGCTATCTGAGACCTTGACGGGTTTGTTGTTCATTGCATCGGCAGCTTCGGCTGCGGCTTTTGTTGCATCGGGAATGGCACCCAATTTTTCAAGTATAAAACCGAGGCCCTTTGCTACCGCGGTGATGGGTAACATGAGGGCGCTGATTGCAGCACCCACAATTTCACCGAACGTTTTACCGGCTTCTGTGCAGGCTTTGAGATTTTCGGATGTAGTATTGACAGGCTCAAATAGTTTCGTGAACCAGTCCCACACCTTTTTAACAGCACTGGCAATGCCATCAAAAATAAAAGCGAGGGGCTTAAATGCTTCTTTAATAGGCGCTAATCCCTTCATCAGCCCTTCAAAAAAACCGCTAAAAAACGCTTTAATGGGTTCCCAATATTTCCAGATCAATATCGCAGCGCCGACAATAGCAACAACTAGTAGACCAAGTGGACTGAGTAACAGCGAAAACCCGCTCATCAGTGCCCTAATTGCCACTGTTCCGCCGCTCCGCAATGCGCCGAACGCCGAAGAAACCGAGCTCTTTAACCCGCTAAACAGCATAGACATCGTTGCTACTGGCTGTGTGAACGCCATCGCAACCCCACGTCCTGCCGCCGCCGCTCCGCCAGATAATGTTTTAAACCCATTTGCCCCGCTTGTTGCGAGTTGACTGCCAAGGCGACTTAGCGCCGCACTGCTATTTTTGAAAATAGGCCCCCAACCTTTAACGCTTCTGCTTACGCCGCCCAGTGACGGTAATAGTCCCTTCAAGCCGCCCGTTAATCTGCCGACTGACGGAATTAACTTGCCAATCCCGCCCCCGCCAGTCAGCATAAACAGACTGAGTTTCATTGCAGCTAAGGGCACGATAACGGCAGCGGCCGCTAGCGCAAGCGCCCCTAGCGCACCGACAAGCGTCACGATAACCAGCGTGCCAACCATCAGTGCATAAGTTAATTTGGGATTGGCTTTCATCCAGTCATCAACACGAGCAATAACCTTTGTCAGTCCTTGCGTTAGTTTTCGGAACGGAGAGTCAACACTCTCCTCCATTTGTATCACTAAATCTTCCCACGCTGATTTTAGTTGCTTGAGATCGCCTTTTAGGTTATCGATTTTGACTTTTGCAACTTTTTCGGCTTCACCCTTCGAATTTTTGTTGGCTTTTTTCTGTTCGTCATATTTACCGTTTTGGGTACCTTCTAGCACAGCGCCCATGCCGACCATTGCTTCTTCACCGAAGATGTCTTTTTTGATACGGATCTGGCTGGCCTGATCATATTTGCGAAGTTTTTGCGCCACTTCTTTTAGGATATCGCCCATATCCCTCAGCTTACCATTTGCTCCGCTGACCTTAATCCCCATCGCCTTCATGGCATCCGCGCCCGCGCCAACTGGCGCAACAAGGCGCGATAATCCCCCTCTCAAAGCAGTTCCCGCCATCGAGCCGCGCATGCCATTTGCGGCCATCATTGCCGCCATCGCCGCCATACTTTCTAGACTAACACCTAGGTCGGCAGCCACTGGCCCGGCATAGGTCATCGCTTCGCCAAGTTGCCGTAAATCAGTATTGCTACGGGTAAAAGTCGCAGTCAGAACGTCAGACACCCGGTCCATCTGATCGGCGTTGAGTTTGAACTGGGTCAGCACGTTTGAGCCAATATCAGCCGCTTCACCCAGATCAACATCCCCGGCTAATGCCATGTTTAGTACGCCCGGTAATGCTGCTTTAATAGATTCCGGGGTAAAACCCGCCATCGCCAAAAATTTCTGACCCGCCGCGGCATCCGTTGCCGTAAATGCCGTGCTGGCCCCCAGCGCTCTGGCTTGTTCTCTGAGCATTTTTAGGCGAGGATCATTTTTATCGAGACGTGTCAGCGCTTGAACGCCCGACATGCCCTCATCGAAATCCAGACCGGGTGCCATGATGCGAGATGACGCATACAAAAAGCCCGCGCTGCCCGCGGTTGCAGCGGCCCCCGCCGTGGCAAGCTTCCCGCGCATCTCTTTGGCTTTGCTATAGCTACTCTGAGCGCGTGTAACGGCATTTAGCCGCCGTTGTTGCTCGGCTAATTGTTGATTGTAAATTTCAGTGCGACGGGTAATTTGAGCGGTAACATTATCACTCTGACGAATAGAAATATTATGCCTATCCATCTGTTCACCCACGGCCTGCAATTTCTGCTTTTCTTTAGCCAAGGTGCGGCCATAGCGATCCCGTTCCTGTCTTGCTGCAAGCAGGATTTTACGCTGTTCTTCGGTCTGCTCCCTGAATTTCGGAAATTGCGCTACCAGCTCTTTAACTTTGGCTTTTTCCTTGTCGTAAGCCTCTGTGTTTTTTTTAATAGCATCGCTTAAGCGGTCAAACGTTTTTGCCTGACTGGCTAAGTTTTTAATGTCGCCTGATGTGGATTTGATTTGAGACGCCAGCGCTGCCGCCGCACGACTTGCGGCAGCAACAGGGACAGAAAGTTTATTAGCGGCGCTCAGTGATACCCGAATATTCAGATTACGATCTGTCATGAATCACTTCCATTGCGTGCCGCCGCCCGCTCATGCCATTTCAGCAATTCAGGCACGGTCATAACGTCATATTCAGACGGGGCCCAGTGAAAAACCGTCGCGATATCCGCGATAATTTCGTCGGTTTCGACAAGCGGACAGGGAATTATTTTTCGTCCCGTGTTTGGGTCGTATCGACTTCCGAGCTCGGCGCTAAAAAATCAGCAACACCGCTCGCCAGTTGTGTAAAGTCCTGAATACCCATGCTATTAATCTCTGCTTCTGTCAAACGCGGCTGTGTCACACGGGGTAACAGGGTAATAAGCGAGTTCACATCACTGGTCATCACGTCGTACAGTTTTAACCCACGTAGGGCACCCACTTGCTTCATCGTGTCAGTGATTGTGACCTCTGTAATTTTTTCCCCGTTGTGACGCTCCAAGGGCTCTGAAAGAGTAATGGTTTTTGACATGGTTAAATCTCCTGCAATTGGCCAATTGGCGTAATTACCGCCATTAAATTAAAGTAGGGTTGTGATTAATGGCCGATATTGGCCCGGTGTTGTTCAAGTAAATCTTTGCCGTCCACTTTCCAAACCAGGTTCAACATATCGACTTCGAATACTTCACTGTTATCAATCGTGACTTTGCAATACGTGTTTTTCAGCGTGTATTTATGTTGCGTGTTGTCACCCGCTTTTGCCGAACCCCAGTCAAGCTCTGTAAAGCGCCCCCGCGTCTGAATTTCACACGCGATAGTTTGCGCGGTTGCATCATCATAATAAGAACCCGCAAAGCGCAATTGCAGACTGTCAAGTGTGCCGCCCCATGTTTTCAATAATGCTGCTTCAATGCCACCCATCGTCACATCCATATCAAGGGCCCCGCCATCCATGCCGACGAGCACAGCAACTGATCCCGGCATCCCGGCTCCTTGATAGTCTTCGGTTTTCAATGAGAGTTTGGGCGTGGTGACTTCTTCAACTTGCCCTAGATAAGTTTGACCGTTGATATACGTATCAAACATGAATAACTTTTTTGGCATACCCATTGTGTGATCCTCTTAACCCAACTGATTAAAGACAGCAAAATATTCATCCGTGAAAGTTTGCGTAAGTTGCAGATTTTCTAATGGCGGTACCGGCGTGTATTTATAACGAATATGCGCTTTACCATCTCTCAGGTTTTCTTTCGGATTGTCTGCCGGGTCATACCAGCATTCAAAACCCAACAACTTCCCCTCGGTCACTAGTTGAACCCCTTTTCTGTTGATGCCATCGATCACATCTTTGATGAGAGAGGGTGTTAGCGTTTTATCAATATAAGAGAAATGGGCTTCGGCAATCATATCTGCCAGTATTTGCGCGGTGCGGGTATAGACTTCAAAAAAATAAGTTTCACTGTCGCAAGTGCGATTACCCCAGAAGCGAAAACCATCTCTTTTAATCAACGTGGTCACGCCCTTGGAGTTGAGATCGTTAGCATCGGTATCTGCGCCTTGTAGTGTCCACCAAATGTCCGCAGAAATACCAAGCACCCCATTAACGGCAACGTTTGATAATGACTTATGCCAGCCTTGATCCGCATCAATACGCGCCCGCAGCCCCAAAGCAAACGCCGTAGCCGGAATGGTTTCATTTTTCCCTGACTGGCTGTTGTAAGTAATGAAATCGGGATAAATCACCATCAGTTCACGCTGATTGAAGTTTTCGCGGTACTTCTTCACGTCAGCAAGCGTCTTATTGCCATTTGCGCCGATATATGCAAATGCCCGCAACTTCTCAGCAAATATCGCTAGTTGAGCCGCGACGGGCTGCGTATCAAGTCCGGGGGCTGCTAGAATCCGCGGATGTTCACCCACGTTAGATTCGGCTGTTAGCAGAGCATATAAACCTGTGTAACGTCCATCAGCCCCAACACCACCAATAACAAGCTGATCTTGTGTTTTGGCATCTTCGCCTGACTTTTGTTTCGCTGCGTCAGCAACACGAATAACAATCACTTTCGGGCTGCACTGATCAGAAATGGCTTTCAATGTGGTGTATAACGTCCCGGTTTTTCCGGCTTTACCAATCACACTGTTAATACGCGTTACTAAAGTTGGCGTGTCTAGCGGAAACAGGGCTGGATCGGCGTCATCCGCAGTGCAAACGACACCGATGATAGATGTATCAATATCCCGGATTAGCGTACTGAGTTTTGTTGTTTCTGTAACAGATACGCCGTGGTGAAAAGCGGCCATGATTTTTACTCTCATGATTGAACATGTTGCTATAGTGATAGCTCGGCAACAGAAAATCATGTTGTGCTGCGTGTCGTGGAACCGCGACAACGCCCGCCAATTGTCTACGCGCACGCGTGCGGCAATGATGAACTGAAATAAATCGGACTGGGTGGGTAATGAGTTTTCTTGATAATTTAATGGCGAGTGAATACGTCAAGCAACCGGCTTTTGATCTGATGATTGGCGGTCAGCAAATCACCACGCTGAATGACCGACTGATTTCACTCTCATTGACTGATAATCGGGGTTTTGAGGCGGATACGCTTGAATTGGTCATTGACGACTCAGACGGTAAAATCGCATTACCACCAAGGGGTGTTGAGATTTCTGTTGCGATTGGCTGGCAAGGAGAGCCATTGATACATAAGGGCTTTTTCACAGTCGATGAAATTAGTCACAGTGGCCCACCTGACCAGTTAACTATAACCGCCAGGTCCGCCGACTTTAGACAAGAATTCAATGTCAAACGCGAATATAGCTGGCACGATATCACCGTTGCAAAAGTCGTCAGTGCCATTGCCGGTCGATACAATTTAAAGCCCGGCGTTAGTCGCCAGTTAATGAATATTGAAATTGATCACGCCGACCAGACCAATGAAAGCGATATTAGTTTTTTGAGCCGCATGGCTGAAATGCTCGGTGCTATTGCAACAATCAAAAACGGCATGTTGCTGTTTATTATTCCCGGCCAAGGTGTTTCGCGTAGCGGTAAGCCATTGCCGATTATCACTATCAAGCGTGAATCTGGCGATAAGCATAATTTTAGCCTGGCTGACAGAGACGCTTATACCGGCGTTAAAGCGTATTGGTTAGATTTGAGCTTTGGTAAAAAACCGGCAACAACGATGAAGCGTAAGAGTCAACCTGACCAATCCACAAAAACCAAGGCAACAGCATCAAATAAATCAAGTAAAAAAGAGGGCGATTATTTGGAAGGTGCGGAGGGAAATGTGTATGTGATGCGCCAAACCTTTAAGACAGAACGTATAGCCCGCCGTGCTGCCGCGGCGAAATGGGCCGCTTTGCAACGAGGAGCCGCCGAATTTAGCATTACTCTCGCAAGAGGCCGCCCGGATCTTTATCCCGATCTGTATGCTCAGGTGATGGGCTTTAAAACTGTCATTGATTCATCAGGGTGGGTAATCACGAGGGTGGTGCATAATATTGGTGACAGTGGCTATACAACTTCACTGGAACTTGAATTAAAAATTAAGAACACAGAAATGAGCGCGGGTGACGAAAATAGCAAAAATAATAACAAGTCATGATATGCTTATATTAAGCAAACCCCTGATTAGAGGTATATCATGGCGTTTATATGTCCCCGCTGCAATGCTGTAGCAAAAACCCGCACAAGTGAAATGATGAGTGAAGAAACTCGTCGTAGTTATCATCAATGTCAAAACCTCCTTTGTGGCTGTACGTTTACAACGATTACAACAGTCGAACGCTATCTCTGTACACCCAATCAACAAGAATTGCCACCCAATTTTAAATTACCAAAGATGGCATTTCCGGCCAGTCATTACGGTGATGAGCAAATAGGGTTTGGATTCTGATTGAAAACGAATAAGCCCGAGACAGAAAACTGGGCTTATTCTTAGACTGACAAAGATTATCGATTCATGTGACCGTGAGTGTGAGATAAAATGATAAGATCAACATTATCATCTGTTGCTTTGCCAACGTCATCACATGATGAACGTGGATTTTCAAAAACATAGCCAATATAGTTATGTCTGTTCAGTACACGAATCTCTTTTGTATTTTTCAAGTATGAATTTTTGACACCCAGCCAGATTGGGCCACATACGCCCATCTTAATTACTGACTTATAAATGTCGCTTGTTACCTGACCTTCATCCATCGTTAGTGTAATGACATCTCCGCTATCACTGATTGATAGTGGTTGCCATGACCGCATTGATTTTTGTAAAACTGAGTAATTGGTTGATTGTGCAAAAACGCTGAATGATGTCAGTACAAGTAAAAATAGCGTGCAGATATATTTTTTCAT